GAACTAAAGGGTTAAGAATCTACACCAAAAGTTAGACTCACAACAAACGAGGTAAAAATGAAAAATAAAATAGTTAAACAACTTAAAAAGTATTTAGAGGTCATACCTTCCGTACTTTTTTTAGTCTTATTTATGGGTATGGTTTATATGTTTATGCTTGTAAGCTGTGCCTATGATGACGAGTGTTATAACCTTCACATGAACCCAATACAGGAGATACCTTATGTCAGCGATAATGAATAAATTTAGCAATGATGGATATGAAATTGGAGCATCAAAGATTGGTGTAATCGTCCTCGGTAAAAACAATTTCTATGTCAGAGAATATCTTCGCTACCAATTTAGAAAGATTCAGCTCGGTGAGATTGAACAAATGGATTCCACATCGGCACCTAATGCAGCTAAGAGAGGTCAGTACCTTGAGCCTGGATTGAGGGAATGGGTATCCGATGAACTTGACGAGTTATGTTCTCATCAAGAGGGTCAAATGTCCTGTAATCTTTACATACCTAAAGAAGGTTTTCATAAAAAAGAATATAAGATGGCAGCTTCTCTGGATGGTATTCTTGAAATCAAGGGTGGTAAACTTCCGTTCTACGATAGGCTTGAGGATAAGATGGTAAACCTAGAAGGATTTGGAGTCTGTGAAATAAAGACTCAAGGATATAATTCTGGTCCACCAACTTACGAGAACATTCTACAAGTACAAGCTCAGATGTTTTGTTCTGGTTATAAATGGGCGATAATTGGTAAACTTGGTCCTAACCTTAAATTTGATATGTATGTTTACGAGTCTGATAAGGAGATTCAGAATACTATTATTGAAGCAGTAAAGGATTTTTGGAGAAGAGTTGAGGATGATACCCCTTACGATGATGATAGTGAACCAGAAAAAACTTTCGTTGATTGGACTAATCACAAAAAGAGTAATGAGGTAATGGATTATATTACTGACTTTGATAACTGTGATAAAAAAATAAAGGAACAAAAAGATTTAAAAGAAAGTGCCAGAGAAAAGATTATTGGCACTCTTAAATCTGAAAATGTTTCCTACATTACAATCAATGACAGAAAGGTGGCACTAGATACAATCGTTAGAAAGGCTACTCCAGAAAAGATAGTTCCACCTAAACCAGAATCTCAATATGAAAAATTAACAGTAAAGGAAATCAAAGATGAATAAAATGAAAGATATGATGAATGAAATTCAAGAGTTAAATCAGACTCAAGGAGTACCACAAAGAGGTGGTAAAAAATATACGCAAGTTCAAGACAGAGTTGATGTTTTTAGAAAGTATTGCGAATTTAATTATGGCATAGAAACTTCTATGGTTATTGATGATGGTAAGCGAATAGTTTTTAAAGCTGTGGTCAAAGACTTGGAAGGTACTATAATTGGATGTGGTTATGCGGAAGAAATTAGAGGACAGGGTTATGTCAATAAAACTTCTGCTGTAGAAAACTGTGAAACCAGCGCAATCGGAAGAGCTTTATCTAGTTGTGGATTAAGTGGTGGTGAATATGCCTCATCCTTGGAGATGGATATAGCTAAAAAGAAAAAAAAAGCCACAGAGAAAGTCACCAAGTCACAAAACGCAGGTCAGATGAGTGGTAGTACCAAAGACTTAAAAGAGGCTATACAGAAGGCTAATATCCCTGAATGGACACTATCAATCCCAGGAAGTGAAAAAGTATCGTTTGATAATCCAAATGACCTAATTGATGGCATTGATAGGATGTTGGATCAGATAATTGATAGCGATAAGAAAGGACCAGAGGAAAAAAGAAAATTCATTCAACAATTTTTTAGCATTAATAATGATCGCATTAGTTATTTAAGACAGATAAATGATGACGATACATTTAGTGAAATTGATGGAAAGATAAAGAGGTTTGAAGATGAAAACTAAATCGTTAAAAGAAAGTGTGTTTGACTTCATTATCTCTTACTCAAGTAGTAATGGATTTCCACCAACTCAAGCAGAGATTGCTGACCAACTTGGACATAATACTCGTTCAGCAGTACAACAAGCTCTGGCTAAATTAGAAACAGAAAACAAAATTGTTAGGATAAAAGGTTTGTCCAGATCAATCAAAATAGTTTAGTTTACGCATTGCCTGATTCCATGTGATGAGGGCAATGTCTTTTTTTTTATAATCAGAAATTCTTACTCTTGCTGTAACATTTACTTTTGTTTTGACAGGTATAAAAATAACTTCTTGTTCAGGAATAGATACTAAACCAACAACATCACAATCCTTGTTAGTTAATGCTATTTTTTTCTTTGACCCTTTTGAGGTAGCAAACATATAAAAATTTTTTCTACGAGTATCTGGAACTGTTCTGGCTTTAACCTGTACTCGTATTAATTTTGATTTGTAATGAGCAGCTATATCAAATCCGTTGATGTGTGCAATTTCATTAGGAATACCTATCTCCTCTAATCGTAAACAACAGATTAGTTCCCCAATCCTACCGACAGTAAGTTCAGACATTTTAGATCACCAATCCCTTGGCATATCCTTTCTCTTTACTGTAAGTTAATACTTCTTTTCTATTTTCTCCAGAGGTAAGGCTTACATGAACCCATCCAGAGTTCATATCTCCTGGTGTGTAACACTCCAGAATACATTGGTCAAAATCAAAATGGTTAATTATCATTTCCGCTAAACTTAATGTACTAACACCAATACATTCTATATCAACAGCTTCTCCTTTTGCGTGTTGACTCGTTGATTTTGAACCTATAGCTTCACAAAGTTCAGAACACCTATACCCAGAAGTTATTATTATTGGTTTGTCACCTCCAACTTTTTCTCTCAATGGCTCAAGTATTTGAGTGCATAAAAAAGTAAGTTTAGGTATAACTTCTTCTGGAGGTGTATTATCAATACCCATACGAGCAGCTGTCTGTGATTTCGTAAACTCCAATAGTTTGAAATATTTTGATAACTGCATTTTACTTTGTAATTTTTTTATGTTTCTCAAAAGACCTCAAGCCACCCAATCCCAGCATACCAAGTAAAACTGTCATAAGTGTATCCATATCAAATGTCGGTATTTCCATCTTGAGTCCAAACAATGTTAAAAAAAATATAAGAAAAGGTTGAATAATAAAATGGTATCCCATTGCTAAAGTACATATCCAACCACAAGCAGGTCGCCATCCAGCGATCCACCAATGCCGACTTTGAGCTTCAGCTTTATTTACATCAATCTGTGATTTAGCAATTTCATGAGCTTGTTTATCAGCCATCGTTGCAATTTCATGTGCGAGTTTATTTTTCTGGTCTTTATCTTCTATGAATTTATCAAGTAACGAAGTTACAGGACCTATTAAAGCCGTTAACATTTTACCTCCTTAATGTAGACTCTCACCCTCCAGGGCAAGCATGTCTGTATTTAACATTATATTCAAGTGTTCTGCAAGTTTATTTGCATCATCCATATTCTTGCATCCGTAGAATCTAATACATACTGTCGGTGGTTGTTTGCGTTTTTTTTTATTTTCTATCTCAACAGTAAATGTATAAAAGTCTGTCATCTGCTCTCTATTAAATAATATGATTCATATAGTAATATTGTAACTGCTAATCCTACAGAAACAAAAATTATTAAATTATTTCTAAATCTTTTTTTTCTAGCTATCTGTTCTTTTATTCTCTGTTTGTTTAAGGCTCGTTGATGAGCAATTTCTTTTTGTAATTGTTCCCATTTATTTAAACCATCATCTAAATATAATAAAAAAATTTGTCGCAACTCTTCTCTTTTTACTCGCAACTCTTCTTTACGAATAAAAGCAGCTATGGCATCCTGTTCTACTCCTGTAAACTTACCAAACACCCCTGTATTTCCTTTTCTTGATGAATGTGTTTCAAGATGCGCTTCATTACTTGCCCACTTCATTATAGGTGCTGCAAGTTCATGCAATTCTTTACCTGTTTTAATCCCTCGTTCAATTAAACTTATTCCAGATTTAACCGCTGCAAAAGCTGTTAATGGGTCAATTAACATTGTTATAACTTCATAAACACAGAGATAAGAGCTACGAGAACAGCAACTGTGTTAGCCATCATAATTGTTTCAACTCTTTTCATCCTAGATTTTAAGTCGGCAATATTATCATGAATATTGCGATACCTTTCAGAACAAACTTCCTCATGCTTACTTATTCTCATCTCATTCTTATCCGCTTTAGTTGTCATTTTTTTTTCTTTCTATATCCCCACCTATTTTCTGATAAATCATTAACCCTTTTTGTTTCAGCAGGAATTTTTATCATAAAATATTTAGATAAAATAATGTGATCTTTTGTTAGCATCATCTTTTATATCCTTTTATATCTTCATCATCTGGTAATGTGTTCATTGTTGCTTTGGTCTTAACTGATTTATCTTCATTATATTCTGTAACAAACAAGGCTTTTAACTTATCAAGAGTATCGCAATCACTTATTGCTTTTAGTATTTTGTCAGCTTCTGTTCGAACAGATGCCCTATAAGTTGTAACTGCACTTGGAATAGACTTACTAGAATCTTCAGCTTTTCTTACTACCATCCAATCTGTAGGTGCTAATAAACTAGATGCTTGTTTTTGTATTTGTTCTGTATATATAGTTTTTAATCCTTTACTTGCTACATCTCCTACATCTTTACCATCTGGAATAACACCATCAGTTTTGTTTTGAGAAGTATATAAAGTATCGGCTATTGCTTTATCTTTTTTATTAATAGTTTCTGTAACTATACCTTTAGAATCATCTACTTTATAAGATGTAGTTGTTGCAGTTTCAAACTTATCATCTGGTGTTGATCCAGATATTAACTCATATACTCCAATAGCTTTAAGATCACTAGAACTCCAATGCGTAAATATATCTTTAGGATGCCTAACTTCTCCT